TTGACGATTATAACTTCGAAGAAATAGATACTAACTGGTTACAAGATACTGACGGATCTATCGTAGTAGATGAAAGATATATAAATCCATTTCTAAGCAAAGAGTATTTTTCTCGTGAATTGAAAGATGTTCTGAAGAAAGAAAGAATAGATGAAGAAAAATTAAATATTTTATCTAAAGAATATGATCTAGTTGTTAATTGTACTAACAATATTCTGAAACCAAATGTTAAAAATTCTTTCTGGGAAAGTTGTGTTATGCTTCTTTATAAAAAGTGTAACGATATTGAATTCGATGCTCTGACATTGGTTGACGGAGAATTATTCTCTATATACCCATATCAAGGAGATGTTTTTAGTGTTAGTCATGTGACATATACTCCATTTTCTAAACACGAAACTCCTCCTAAATTAAGTAAAAGTATTGATGCGGATGATATAAAAATGAAAATGGAATCGAGGATATTAGAGCATTATAAAGATTTTAATAAGAATTTTGAATATCAAGATTATGTATTATCAGTAAAATCTAAAACCAAAGATAAAAGTGATAATCGAGCACCAACAATTACAGTTGATGGTAATGTAATTAGTTGTTTCACAGGAAAGATCCAAGGAATATTTCAAATAGAAAATTTTGTAAAAGATGCAATACTTAATAGGAAATAGTGGTCTGGTTGGGAAAAATCTTATAGATCAAATTAAATTTGATTATACTTTCAATTCTTCTAATATTGGAGAATTTGATTCCTTGTATCAAGAAAATTCTGATTTGTATTTGTCGTGCCTCCCAGCAACAAAATGGATGATCAATAAAAATATCCCAAAAGATATCGAAAATATTAATAATATTTTAAATGTCCTTAAAAGAAAACAATATAATAGAATAATATTAATTTCTACTATTGATGTTTATTCAGATTCAGAGATGTTGTCGAATGAATCTCAAGTTCCAGTTGTTAAAAACTTAAATTACGGATCGAATAGATATCTTTTTGAATTATTGGTGTCTCAATTATTAGATTTTAAAAACTTATATATTTTTCGTTTACCAGCACTTTTTGGAAAATATCTAAAAAAGAATATTTTGTTTGATTTGCTAAACGATAATAATGTACAGGATATTAATCTGAATACTTATTTCCAATGGTATAATTTGAATAATTTGTCTTCTGATATGGATTCTATGATTAATAAATTTCCAGAAGAACGAGTGTTTAATCTGTTCCCAGAACCAATTTATACCAAATATATCTTAGATTCATTTTTTCCGAATGTTAAAACGGGCAATTCAAAGACAATGGTTAGGTATAATTTCGCAACAAAATTTTCAGATAACGGATATTTTGATACCAAGGAGAATTTGATAAAACAAATAGGAGAATTTGTAAATGGATTTAGCAATCAGTAATCTAGCTTGGAATAATTTAGAAGAAATAAAAAACACAAATATAAAATTTATAGAATGTGTTTTTTCTAAAATAAAAGATATTAATGAATTAACTGAAGCTGATATTTTAAAATGGAATGACGAAGTAAGAAAATCTGACTTTATTCCATATTCAGTACAATCGATTAATTTTAATTCACCAATTAAAAAATTTACATATGATGAAGTTAATGTAAATTTCTACAACAAAATAATACACTTTTCCTCTTTACTGGGATTAAAACGAATCGTATATGGGTCTCCCACTATACGATCTGGGGAGGTGGATAAAGGTGTCGTAGATTTATTTAAACATATAGATTCTAAATTAGAAAAAACTGAATTAATATGGTGTATTGAGCCAAATAGCAAATTTTATAAAGGAGATTACTTTTTCGATGTTGAAGAAATAGTAAATTTCTTAAAACAAAATAACTTCAAAAACATCAAAACGATGATTGATACCCACAATGGAATTTTGGAAAATCGGAATGTCGAAGATGATATTGTGGAGTATAAAGATCATGTAGAACATATCCATGTTTCTGAAAAGGATCTAATGCCTCTGGAAAATCTTGAATTTCATCGAAGTGTGGCAAAAACTTTAAAACAGATTAATTATAATAAAATGATAACATACGAAACTAAAATCTTGCAAAATTTAGAAGAGTTTGTTAAAATTTATTCCTAAATGAAAAAGATATTATCCGAAATAGGCTCACTTAATTGTACCGACAAATCCACATACCATGGATTCACCGATTTCTATGATAAACATTTGGATGCTATCCGAGATTCTAATATAAATTTATTGGAAATTGGAATTTACCAAGGAGCCTCTCTGAGGACTTGGAAAGAATATTTTCAAAACGGAAATATATATGGATTGGATATTGATTACTTGCAACAATATCAAGAGGATCGAATTTTGATTGAGCAGGGAGATCAAACCGACATTGTTCGTTTGAAAACTGTATTTGGGGATGTTGAATTTGATGTAATTATTGATGATGGAGGTCATACTATGAACCAACAACAAATTACGTTGGTAACTATGTTTCATCGGTTAAAATCTGGAGGCTATTATATTCTAGAAGATTTGCATACTAGTATTCCGTTTCACATAAATGATTTTTCGGAAGATTTGAGTAAAAATACCACACTTTCTCTATTGGATCAATTTGTAAAAAAAGGTGTTGATTTTAATAATTATTTTGTGGCAGTATCTGACATAAAACAAGTATTTGATAGTATAGAATTTTGTGAACTATTTTATAACAATAACGGAATGAGTATCACTTCCGTCATCAAAAAGAAATAATAATGGAAGATACAATTTTTAATTTTATTGATTCGGTTTTGTTTAACAAAAAGAAGCTAAATACACTGAATGAAGGAGAAACACAGTTCAGTCTTTACATGGTTAATCGCTGGAGTTCTATGCATTCTCCCGACATTGCTTCGATTGTTAATGAAACGACAAACCGATACGGCAAATTATTCGAGACTAAACAAGAGCAATACGAATTTGCATTGAATATTCTTCCAAAGACCAAGAGGAAACGTATCGAGTATATCAAGAAAACCAAAGAAGATAAAGCGGAAGAGAATCCTGAAATTACTATGATGGCAAAATGTATGGAATTATCTCAGAGGGAAATTAAATCGTATTTGAACTTATGAAAGGTATAATTCTTGCAGGTGGTACTGGTTCTCGTTTATTCCCATTAACACAGGTTGTTAATAAACAATTATTGCCTGTTTATGATGTACCCATGGTTTATTATCCCATGGCTACATTGATGAATGCTGGTATTCGAGAAGTTTGTATTATTTCGTCTCCCGAATATCTTCCTGCTTATAAGAAACTTTTCCGTGATGGAAAACACTTGGGAATGAATATAATTTATCTAGAGCAACCCAAACCCGAAGGAATTGCACAAGCATTCGTTATTGCAGCAGATTTTATTGGATCTGATTCTGTAATGTTGGTATTGGGTGATAACATTTTCCACGGAGAAATTGATTACACATTCAGCACAGGAGCAAAGGTATTTGCTTATGAAGTAAGTAATCCTCAAGATTACGGAGTTGTTAAGTTTGATGAAAGTGGTAAAGCAACACTTTTAGTAGAAAAGCCAAAGGAATTTATCAGCAGGTATGCCATTCCCGGTTTATATCTATATGATAACAGCGTAGTTGAAATTTCAAAAAATTTAAAACCCTCCAACCGAGGTGAACTAGAAATCACTGACGTAAACAAAGAATATTTGAATTCTGGTAATTTATATGTTTCTAAATTAAATCGTGGATTTGTTTGGCTGGATGCAGGTTTGCCTTCTACATTACATCAGGCTGCATCATATGTTGAAACCATTCAAACCAGACAAGGAATTAAAATTGCATGTTTGGAAGAGATCTCATACAGAAACAAATTCGTAAATGATACTGAATTTGAATCATTAATTATGAATCTTCCGAACTCAGAATATAAGAATTATTTGCTTGATTTATTTACAAAATACTCTTAAATTAGAGTAATGGAAAAAGTAATTTTGTTCGGTGGTAGTGGGTATATTGGTTCGGAATTTCGTAATCAACTTGGTGATAAGATCATTTCAAATCCATCTCACAAGTGGTTTTATGGGTATAAGAATGTTTTGGAATTTCTTCGTGGACAAGAAGTAAATTATGTCATCAATGCTGCTGGCTTTACGGGAAAACCAAACGTAGATGCTTGTGAAGCACAAAAAGATAAGTGTTATTTTGGTAATGTGATTTTTCCTTTGTGGATTGCACAAGCTTGTGAACAATTAAAGATTCCTTTCGGCCATGTGTCTTCTGGATGTATTTACAATGGGTACGAAAAGCATTATACCGAAACTGACGAACCAGACTTTTCGTTCAAGCAAAACAATTCTAGTTTTTATTCTGGAACCAAAGCTCAGTCAGAAGAACTTTTGAGAGATTTCCCCAACACATACATTTGGCGTCTTAGGATTCCTTTCAATATAGAAAATAGTCCTCGTAATTATCTTACGAAGATGTTGAATTATAAAAAGATTTTGAATCTTGTAAATTCTGTTTCACAAAAAGAAGAATTTGTCTCTACTTGCTTGAAGACACTAGAGCATAATATCCCATCGGGAATTTATAATCTCACCAATAAGGGATACACAGATGCCAAGAGTTTGTTTGAATTATTTTCTAAATATCGTCCAGAATTCAATGAAGTAATTAGCAGCAAGGAATATTTCGCAGATATTCAAGATTTTATGAAGACTTCAATTGCTGCTAGGTCTAATTGTATTCTTAATACGGATAAACTGGAAAGCTTTGGTTTGGGGATGCGACCCGTTGAAGAAGCTTTAACTGAAGCTGTTAAAAACTATAACAAATAATTTTTATGAAAATGTACCTAGCTACTGGAACCACTGATAATTATCTTCCAAAGATGGTTCCTTTTTTGAAGACCGTTGATAAGAATTCTAATTTCGATAAGAATTTGTTGCTGTGTGTTGGGTTTCCTAATGAAATAGAAAATAATTCTAAGAATATCGAAGCTTTATATTTAAAAAGAGAAGAAGTTAAATCGTTTAGTTGTATTTGTATTCAGCATGGAGAATTCTTAAATCATCCATTTTTTGATTCGTTAGAAGAAGATGATGTGGTTTGTTTTACTGATGGCGACATTCTGATGCAGCGACCATTATCCGAAATTGAAATTCAGACTATTAAAAATCTAGGAGATAGTGATGTAATGATGCAAATGAATGGTTATATCGGAGAACCTCTTTCAAATGAATATAAAAAATTAACACCTACTATTCCATATTCCGAATTATGTGAGAAATTGGGAGGCGTTCCAGAAACTTATTCTGTGTATAATGGAGGTGTTATTATAGCAAAAAAGAAGGCATGGAGGATTCTGCGAGAAAAATATTTGGAACTTTTTCATATTAATGATTGTACTTTCAAAAATATCGCAAGGATTCAATGGCTGATTTCATTTGTGGTTAACAAATATCTAAATCCTGTGTTGATGTCGTCTCTGATTCACACCCATTTTCATGGAGGACCAACAAGCGATTCGCATTTTGAAGATGACGTTCTTTATATCGGAAATGATAAATGTGTGTTTACACATTTTTGTTATCCAGTTCCTAATTTTTCCCATCTAAACAAAAACGATTATTTCGAATATCAGAAGAATTTCCTTAAAAAGCATTTAGTATAAAGATTGATTTTTTGAAAAATATTCTTAATTAATCATATGACACAAAAACTTCCAGATAATATGGATAATTTCAAGACAAAAAAAGGAATGATTGATCTCAGTTCAAATTCCGAAGGATTTTTTGGCTTGGATGATTATAAGCTATCATTTGTTTTCGATGATATTGTTTTGGTTGAATTCGTTGATGAGGTTGAAGATGCTCAAGGCTCTGCGGTAATTCGTAACGGACTATATGTTCCAACAAATGTTAATACCAAGGCATGGCGTAAGGCCAAGGTGGTTCTCAAGGGACCAAATGTAGCTTATTGTAATGTTGGTGATATTGTGATTTTCCCCAATGATAAGGGAGCCACTGTATCTAACCTTGATGTTGATGGATATGGCAAGGTTAAGAAGGGAATGTTCTTAAATGAACAGAGGATGTTCGGAATTGCTAAGAAGAATGATTAAATAGTTATGTGATTGGTTCCATAGGTAATTATGTAGGATATTCCAGCCTACAAGCAAAGCTCAGAAAAGGTGTCTGTGAATTATTTATAGTTCGCAGACATCGTCCTGTTCGGGGGCATATACGTCCCACAGTAACTTCTAGAAGGATGTTATGTTCGAATTGTCCAGAATTATTAAATTCTACTCTGGGAGTAGTTAATCTTGCTTATAGAAAACCAAAGCATAGTGATATTCCTTTACATTTCGATCCCCGAGCAAAAAATCTAATTATTACTTGGGATATTGTGATGCAAGATTATAGGTGTATTAATATGGATGAATGCCTACTTGTGGGAGAATATCCAGTTAATAAAAGTATTAGAAAGATAAAAAAGAACGATGATATCATATCTCCGTTTGTAAAAAGAAAGGCTACACAAGATATCACAGTAATGAATGATCAATTCTTTTGGGAATTTGTGTATAATGAAATGATTAAAATGCCCTTATCAGAACTGGCATACTGGATGGACTCTTGATGTTTCATATAAACCTTTTAAATAGGTTTAATGCACAACGTAGAAGATAATTTTAAGTATTTCATGCAAAGAGATATTGTATTTGCAATCGACAACAAAATTATCAAAGACGGGAAATTAATTCTTTTCAGTCAGAAAGATTTTTATTTAAATTTTCATTTAAAGAGTAATAATGTGCAGAAGAAATATGAAATTCCTTATCCATACGATATTAAACGTGTGAAGAATTATTTGGTTTTGGATTATACTTTAGAGGCGATTTCTAAAAGTGATGCGGAATTGTATTACCGTTTGGTTTCATTAAACAAGAAAAACAATTCTCGTTTCTTTGACAGCAAGTTGACGATCTTCGAAAAGAATTCGCTTGATCTGTCTGTATTGTAGCCCTATATTGGGTAAATGGCACTTCTTGACTATTTTCCCACAAAATTTCAACCTCTTCCGCAACAGATTGAGTTGCTGAATCAGATTGATGATGCATTTCATAACGGACACAAGTTCGTTATTGCCTGCGCCCCTACTGGAAGCGGTAAATCTTTTTTGTCTAAAACTCTAGCAAACATTTCCAAAGAACCCACCGAAGAATTCGTAAAGCTAATTGAAACTAATAATGCTTTCAGAATTGATGAATTCGGAGATTATTTAAAAGAAGAAGAATGCAAAGAAGAACGTGACTTCGGTGTGTTTGCCTTAACGATCACAAAAAGTCTTCAGGATCAGTATACAAATCTGTTTGATGATTCTAGTTCGTTGAAAGGAAAAAGTAGTTATATTTGCAAAGTAGATACAAGTTGCGATGTGGAAGTGGCACCTTGTTTGTTTAATCCAAGAATCAAAGAATCTTGTATTCTTAATTCTGTTTGTGAATATTATAATTCCAGAAAATCTGTTCTGACGAATAAGTTTGGAGTGTTAAACTATAGCATGTTTCTTTCGCTTCCAGACCATGTTAAAAGGCGAGAATATATTATTTGTGATGAAGCCTCTGAAATCGAGGACGAGCTTGTTAAAAGGTTCAGCCGAAATTTAAATTATAAAATTCTACGTAGGGTGGGATTCAAGCCAACTGATATTCCAATCACAAATTATGGAAAGTTTCGGGTGTGGCTAGATACACTTGTAATGAAACTTGGAGATGAAGTTGAGGAACTGAAGAAAACACTAAACCGTAAGAAGAAGAATTCCTTTAATGAAATGGATGTTCAGCGTTACAAATTGTTTAATAATTTGTTGATGCAAATGCGAACAACCATGGAAACATGGGAAGAATGTGAATATGTCGTGGAGAATTCCCTTGAAGGAATCACATTAAAACCATTAAGGGTGGATAAACTAGCAAAACATATCTTTGATCATGGTGGTAAAATTCTATTAATGTCCGCAACAATTATCGATCCAGATAACTTTGCCAAGACATTGGGAATTGATAAATTCAAATATATCGAAGTGGATTCTACATTTGATCCCAAAAATGCTCCGATCTATGTCACAACCAAGAACAAGATTAATTATAAAAATCTAAAGGAAAAGCTTCCACAATTGGCAGAATCTATTAATAAAATCTGCACTCTTCATAAAAATGTAAAAGGTGTGATCCATACACATACCATGGAGATCACACAATATCTCAAAGATAATATACATGATCCAAGATTTCTTTTCAGATTAGACGGTGCTAATAACGAACAAATTATTCGTCAGCATACTGAATCTCCTGATCCTACTATTCTGGTGAGTCCTTCCATGACTTATGGTGTAGACTTGAAAGAAGATTTGGCTCGTTTTCAGATCATTGTGAAGGCGGCATACATGCCACTGAATGATGAACGTATCAAAAGATTGTTCACTGAGAACAAAGATTGGTATCAAAATAAGATGTTAAATCATCTTATTCAAGCATGTGGTCGTGGAGTTAGAACGAAAAACGACAAATGTGTCACATATATTCTAGATGGAACAATTTCGGATGCCGTTTTACGGAATGCTAGGAAACTACCTCGCTATTTCCTTTCTCGTTTTGTATAATTTAGCCTAAATACTTCTGTGTTTAATAAAGGATTCCATTTTGAAATTAAAGATCTTATTACGCAGTTCATAGCTGCGATGGATGATGTTGTTATTTCTAGATACAACAAACTAAGAGAAGAAAAAGAACAGATTAAGGTTCGTTATGTCCATGCTCCCAAAGAAAGGGTTCTTATGGACATTGTAAACAAGGCACAGAACATCACAGTTCCTGTTATTGCGGTGAATATCACTTCAATAAATCGTGACGAAAATCGTGTTTTTAATAAAATTGATGGTTTTTACTCGCCAGTAAGAAGAGAGGTTAATGCTAAATTTTCGGCTAGGGTTCCCATGCCAGTTCCTGTGAACCTGACGGTTGCTGTTAATATTTTAACGAATTATCAAAGTGACATGGATCAGATTCTGTCAAATTTCGTTCCTTATTCTAATCCTTATATTATCATTTCTTGGAGATTACCTGATGATTTTGGTATAGAAATCATCAATGAAATTCGTTCTGAAGTACTTTGGGATGGAAATATTAATTTAGAATATCCTGTGGAAGTCACGGCAACTGATAAGCCAAGATTTGTTGCTACGACTTCTTTCGTGATTAAAGGCTGGCTATTCCCAGCAGCACCAGCAGATCTAGCTAAAAATATCTATTTCATTGATGCCAATTTTCATACCACCACAGAAAACATCCTTAGTTACGATTCTTATCCAGCTCTTTCTGCGGATGAATATGTGTATGATCCAAGACAAGGATTACCAGATGAAAATGAAACTGTATCAGTTTCAGGAACTCCATTACTAACAAATTTATATTTGAATACTCCTGTTGGGCTGAGAGAATTATCTGGATATAATATAGTAAAATCAAATTATCTTTATCCAACGACATTTGTAATTGCTGGTGAAAACTTCCAATATACTCATCATGTTATGCTGAGTAGTAATTCTCCCACAATTTATAATAATATTTCTTCGTTTGATTTTACTTATTATCCTTCGATAACAGCTTTTGATATCCCAAATAATTATTTGCAAGTATTCGGAGAGAATGTAATCCATGTGAATTTGCCTCCGCTTACTGGAAATGGAGATATCAATTTCATTGTGGTTAATGAAATTGGTTGGATGGATACAAATTCAATTAATACGACATTGACATATCTTTCTAGCTAATTTATAGTAAATACACAGTATGGCAAATAATTTTGATGATGGGAAAAGTTCCACGTTTGGTAGAGATTTGATGAATTACATCACATCAAAGCTACCTTACTCGGGATTTGATGTATCAAAATTAACCGATAATTTAAATCCAAAGTACAAGTATTTCGAAGAAACTGGAACAAGAAGAGCTGAAGTTTTATCACGTCATTCTATTTCTCAAAACTTTGAATTTAACAATCAAAGTGTAGGAAACATTACTGCGGACAAGCGATACAGTGAAGTAATGTATGCCAATATCCAGAAGGATAAATTGGCAAGAGTAAGAGATTATAGGATCATGGCAGCTTTCTCAGAAGTTGCTAATGCATTAGATGAGATCTGTGATGAAATTATTAATATAGATTCTTCTACAAATAGTTGTTTGAATCTTAAATTCAAAAATATTTCTTTGTCGGATTTTCAGACGGAAACCTTAAACAAAGAGTTTTTTAAATACGTTTCTCATTTTGATTTCGAACACAAAGGCTGGTCTTATTTTAGGCAGTTGTTAGTTGAAGGAGAAATTTATTGGGAACATATTATTCATAAAGATTATCCTGAAGAAGGTATTCTTGGAATTGTTCAGATTCCGACTGAACTAGTCGATCCAGTTTTTTCAAATGTACAGAATGTTTTGGTAAAAGGATATCTTTATCGTAAGCCAAAATTCGATCCCAATAATCCGCTGAAACAAGTTGGCGTGGATTATGTACCCTTGGATAAAAACCAAGTAACATATGTTCATTCTGATGTATGGAATGAAAGCAAAACAATGCGTCTTCCATTTTTGGAAAATGCTAGGAGAGCTTATCGTCAGTTGAGCATGATCGAAGATTCGATTGTAATTTATCGTTTGGCTCGTGCTCCCGAAAGGTTGGTTTTTAATGTTGATGTTGGTAATATGCCAGCACCAAAAGCCGAAGCATATCTTCGTAAATTGGTAACACAATATTGGTCTAGCAAAACATACGATCCGTCCCAAGGTGGAATTACACAAAAATTCAATCCACAATCTATTATGGATAATTTTTGGTTTGCAAAACGTGCTGGATCTGAAGGAACTAGCGTAATTCAGCTTGAAGGTGCCCAAAATCTTGGAAATTTAGAAGATTTACTTTACTTCGTTAAGAAGTTATATCAGTCTCTCAAAGTACCAACCACTCGTCTAGATCCTCAAGATGCATTCCGTGACGGAGCTGATATGCTTCGTGAAGAATTAAAGTTTGCTCGTTTTATTATCAGGTTGCAGCAACTGTTCTGTGCTGGTTTGAAAAACGGATTTATAACTCATCTTCAGATGAAGAATCTGTGGAAAGAGTTCGAACTAAAAGAAGAATCCGTACAGATTGAATTTAATGTTCCAACTAATTTCTATGAACTTCGTGAAAGCCAGAAGTTGGAGCTTAAAGTTTCTAATTTCGGAAATCTGGCTGCGAACGAATCAGTATCTCCAACTTTTGCTCAGAAGAGATATCTTGGATGGTCTGATATTGATATTAAAGCGAACCGTGAATTCTTGCGTAAAGATAAAGAACTTCGTTGGGAATTAACACAGATCGAAACTTTAGGACCAAAATGGAAAGAAGCATTAGAAGCACAAGCTAATGCAGGAGGAGAAGCAGGAGCTGAAGGACTACCTCCATCAGGTGGTGGAGGTGGAGGGGGTGGAGGATTACCACCACCTCCAGCAGGTGGACCCGTTAATATGGGAGCACCCTCAGGTGCTGAAGGAGGAGCTGAAGCAAGTGGAGAAGCAGGAGCACCACCTCCCGCAGGAGGAGCACCAGAAACACCACCAGCAGCATAATATGACTAAATAATTACATGTCATGTGTAATTACGCCTGTTTCGGCATTTCAGAGTACTAATCTTAATAATAAGATTGATTGTTTTGCTCGTTTGGGTGACAGGATTGTAAGATCTTTGGGTGCTCCATTAATATCTGTGGAGGTGCATCAGGATCAATTGTTTGAAAATATTGGTATTGCCTGTGAAATGTTCTCAAAATTCGCAGGATATACCAAAGAATATCTAATTCTAGATTCTGCTCTATATGAACGTGGACGTGGAATTCGTTTGGATCATTTGTATACTCTGGCAAATAATGGTTTAAATTTAAGAGAAAAGGTTACACACAAAACCGAATCTGTTGATACTGCTCCGTATCTTTTACCACCAGATACAATGTATGTTGCAGTATCTAGTATTAATAAAGTATTTTTCTCTGTGGTTCCAGAATTATCCGCAGCATTTATTGATGGAATGGAACGTAATCAGATTCTAGATTATTCTACATATAATCAAGTTGTAACATCTTTTGCAGCGAATCCAATTCTTTCGATGATACCAGTATCATCATTCTTTGTTAATACAGTAACAAAAGAACTTACGATGAATGGGGAATGTAATGCACAAACTCCCGTAATCTACAATAACATGTTTGATTATGATGCCATGGACTATCGTAAAGTAATGGCGATTACTGATTTCGAAGAAGGAGCAACCACTGGAATTAATACACTATTCACAATCGAACAAACCTTGGCACAACAAACTTATTTTAGTTATGCCATGGGAAATTATGGATTTGATTTAATCAGTTGGTACACAGTTAAAAACTGGCTTGAAACTCGTGAAAAAGTATTGGCTACAAAGAGATCATATGAATTTGATGATCGTACACAGTACATGAGGATCTATCCCGAACCCACAACTTCTGTGCATTTTTATGGAGTAATTAATTGTTATATAGAAAAACCCATAAGAGATCTAATAAAAGAACCATGGGTTTATCAATATGCTTTGGCACTCACAAAAATAAATGTTGGTCATGTAAGAGGAAAATTTAGCGGAGTACAAATTTTCGGAGGACAAGCTTTTACTACTGATATTATGCAGCAGGGTTTGGCTGAAAAAGAAAAGTTAGAAACACAATTATATACTAACGCCGCAGGATTTGGGGACGCCGAGCCCTCTTTCTGGATTTGTGGTTGATAATCAATAACTTACGTAGATTTATGAAATCTTTATTTAAAACTATTTTGATCGTTTTGGTGGGATTTACCACATCTTGCGCCACATCTAAAGTAAATGAGTATACAAAATACCAAAGACAAATAGATCAAAAACAAGATAAATTAAATGAAGATGCTAAGGACTTTATTGCGGTTGCCAAAGAATTAATAAAGAAAAAATCTCAAATTGATCCTGAATTACAAAATGCTGTTGATATCTTGGAAAAAGGCCAAACATTACTAGGATCTAAGATTGACGACGGTAATGAATACAAAAATCTAACTGCGGCAGAATTATCCAAAGCCATAGATGATAAATTCAAAGAAGATAAAAAAGAAGTAAATATCATAGAAGAACTAGAGGATAAGAACAAAGATCTTGTATCTGATATCATTACGGAGAACATCAGAACCGAAACTATTAGAGATTACGAGAGAAAGAAAACTATTAAATGGTTTGCTATTTTTGGAACTATATTATCAGCACTCGGAGCATTGTTTTATTTTTTCCCTACTAGATTTTTAAGTATTGGTGCTAGAATATTTGGATTCTTTGTGAAATAGATATATGCAAGAAATTTACGAAAGTGTAATTTTAAAACAGTGTAAAAGATTTGATTTATTTGATTCTGATGTAATTTTAGAAAATTATGATTGGAGCGAAATGTTTCGATTGTATGAATTATCCCAGCAATTTTCTATATTAGAATCATTTGAACGATTAAACGATACGTTAAAAAATAATGCCACGCATCACAATTATTCAATAACAACCAAATCAGGTTCTTCGTATCGAGTTTTGATTAGTTATTACGACGAGAATACATCTTACGAAATAGCAAATTCTTCTGAAACTAGTTCAAATTTCAAGAAAGATAATATTCTAGCCTCGAATTATAATAAACTAAAAAATGATTTATTAAAAACAAACGAAAAGATTTGTATGATAAATTTTATCACAGACACAGGAGAATCTAATTTAACAAATAGTGAAGGATTAGGAGCACTAGAAGTTTTTCAAACAGTCGTGGATGTATTAAAAGATAGTTTATTATCTAGAGGAATGATAGCTAATACTGGAGCTATCTCCATGAGAATAGATAAAAATGAATCAAAACGAATACAATTATACGAGAAAATATTAAAACGATATTTAGGTGATAAGTTTCCCACAATGTTCTTGGATTCTACTACTGATAATAATTATTCTTTGCTATATGCAATTAAATAATTAAATGCCTCCGATATTTAAAAAAGATCCAAGATTCAAACAGGGGGTATTCCAACCAAAGAATCCCGAAAAATTTATTGGAAAATTTGCTATATTTCGTTCTTCGCTTGAACGTAAGTTTTTTCTTTGGGCTGATGGTAATCCAAATGTACTACAATGGAGTTCAGAACAAATTATTGTTCCTTATAAATCTCCAATAGATCAAAGACTACACAGATATTATGTGGATACTTATGTGGTATTAAGAGAAGGCGATAAGATAAAAAAATATCTAATTGAGATTAAACCATATAAACAAACACTTCCTCCTGCTCCTTCGAATCGTAAAAAGAAAACTACCGTTCTTTATGAAACGACACAATGGGTTATAAACCAAGCTAAATGGGAAGCAGCTAAGAAGTTTGCTACTGCCAAAGGAGCTGAATTTATTGTAATAACCGAGAAAGATTTGCCTTAAAAAAGAATATTTCTTACGAACGGTTCATAAGATTCTTTTTTAATTTTTCCTTTTCTTGATAATTTTTTAGCTGATGCAGCAGTTCCAACAGAAGGAGCAGCTTGTAAAGATGCACGATTTAATTCTCTCATTTTTTCTTTAACAGCATCAATTTCAGATTGTGGAGCTTTATTTTTCATCAATTTAAACATCTGAGCACTTAGATTTTTTAATTGTGTTGTTTTGCTTTCTTCTTCTGTGGCAGATCTTCCAGTTTTTTGAGTTGGCATCACACCACCAATATTTGGATGTGGTTCGGATGCTGGAGCAAATGCCTGACGTTCTCCTTTGGTAGGATCTATAGCAAAAGATACGTCTTTAGTTCCAAAACGTGTCTTTTTTCTAAATTTATAGAAGGATGGTTCTAATTTAGGATCAATGAATTGTACTGGTTTTTGTTGTAACCCTTTTAATGCTTCTGTGATATCACCAATATGTTCAGAATAAGTATCTGCTGGATCTGTTATGTTTTCCTTGGAATCTGCTACGAACTTTTTATTGTCAAAAAACACATTAGCATTCGCATACATCTTACGATAATTTGATTCTTTCTGAAGAAACTTTAAAGTTTTTGATAAAAATTCAGCAATAGCCTTTTTAACATTCTCATCATCTGAATTCCTAGCATGTAATGAGAAGTTATTGATAGTTTGAGCTAATGAGAAATGAGGAATTAAGATATCATCTGTGTTGCTAATATTCAGATAACGATCCAATTCTTTGCGGTCTCGCATAGCCAAGAAAGTTTTTTGTGCTTTTGGAGAAACAATTCCTTCAGATCCAGTAACAGAAATATGTTTTGAAGGATCATTTAATTCTTCTCCTACAATTTGTTCGTAGGTTTTGTCAGATCTATATTGTTTTGTGATTTCTGGGGTTAATCCAGTATTACCACTATAAAAATTATCTGCTTCTTTTTGGCCTAATCCAAAAGCCAAAGCACCTTTTTGTTTATGTTGTTTACCCAACATAACATCACCATAACTTTGTGGTCTATGTCCTTTACCTGCCTCCTCTACTACCTCTAAATACTTTTCAAAAATTAGATTAATATCTTCTGCCATAAGATTATTTAGGTTTTTTTGTGTATTTCAAGTGTTTTACTCTAAAAATATTAAATCATAAGTCTAAATAGTTTTATGTCACTAAGGTTAATTGTTGAAAAGCCTGCTCCAGAAGAACAATTCGAATATATTTTCGAAGAAAAGGATCGCAAAAGCCCTGCGACTCTTTTCATTAAAGGGCCATATATGATGGCCGAAAATTATAATCGTAACAATCGTTTGTATCGTTTGGATGAAATGATTGACGAAGTTGCTCGTTATAAAAAAGAAATGGTTGTAACTGGACGAGCAATGGGAACCTTAAATCACGAAAGCAGCGCAGAAGTTAGTCTTGATAAAGCCTGCCATCTTGTGACCGATATGTTTCAAGAAGGAAATGTTTTTTATGGTACAAGCAAAGTATTAACCACACCATGCGGACATATTGTTCGTTCATTAGTACAAGATGGAGTACGTGTAGGCATGAGTTCACGAGCACTTGGACAGCTTGAAGAATCCACCGATGGTAAAAATGTTGTGAGGAATTTCCGTCTTATTTCTGTGGATTGTGTGGCTGATCCATCTTTTCCAAAAGCTTTCGTAAATGGAATTTTAGAATCAAAACAATGGGTACTTGGTGAATCAGGACAATTTGAAGAAGTATATGACAGCTTCGAAAAAGGTATCAAAAAGTTACCAAACAAAGAAGTAGAGCAATATCTAAAGGAATGCATCATCAACTTCTTAAATAACATCAAATAATAATAAATAAAAATATGAATCTCGAAAAAGAAAATATCGTGAAGTTTATCGATGCCATGATCGCTGAAAATTACAGTGGTGCTCATAAATTTTTGGAAGTTGTAATTCAAGAAAAGGTTAAAGCCAAAATTAAAAAAGCCGCTAAAAAGAAAGTTTTTGGAGGAACTCCAGAAGAAAAGAAAGCAGCTAAAAAGAGCGCATTTGGAGGGAAATTTCCAAAAGCTGAAGACAAGAATAAAAAAACTAAGAGTAACTCGAAATAAATTTTAACAAAAAGAATAACTAATATTATGGCAACGGAAATTTCATCTCTTCTAAAAGAAGCAACCCAAGGAATCCTCACCGAAGAAACTCTCGGACAAATTCAAGAAGCATTTAATGCAGCAGTAAATGATCGAGTTCGTTTACATGTTGAAAAGGCTCTCACCGAACAAGATGCAGAATATACTGCAAAAGCCGAACAACTCCTAGAAGCTATTGATAATGATCATAGTGCAAAACTTCAACGTGTTGTTGAAGCTCTTGATCAAAACAATCACGCAAAACTTCAGATGGTTGTTGAGCGTTACCAAAAGATCATCAAGGAACAAGCACTTGAATTCAAGGATGATTTAGTTGAAAAAATTTCTCATTACGTTGATCTCTTCATTGAATCCAAGATTCCAACCAAATCAATTAACGAAGCCGTTAAGAATCAAAAGGCTCGTATTATTCTCAATAATCTTCGCGAATCTCTTGCTATCGATTCCGCTCTCATGAGCGAATCATTAAAAGATGCTCTTATTGATGGTAAGACGCAAATCACCGAATCTCGTAAAGTCGCAACCGAAGCACAACAGGAAAATGAACAACTCCGCGAATCCCTACAAAAAGCAAAAGCAGCTTTGGTGCTCGAACAAAAAACTTCCACACTTCCTGCAAAGAAGAAGGAATATGCCCAACGTATTTTCGAAGGAAAATCTCCAAAGTTCATTTTGGAAAATATTGATTATACCCTTTCACTTTTTGATAAAAAAGAAGAAGAGCGTATCCAATCTCTAAAAGAAGAAGCTTTCGAACAGCGTAAAGTAAAAGCTGATCGTGTTGTGTTGGAAGAAGATACACAAGTTCAACCACAACCCGAAAAAGAATTTTCAACCGTTTCAAATTATTTGAACGAATTGAGTAAATATTAATATATTTATTCACTAAAAATTTGGTAGAAGTAAATATTACTTGAGTTCCTGCATATGCAGATATGCTTGAGGTCGAAAAATAAAAGAAAGAAAACAAACACATATGAAACAAATTAAACCCGCACAATCATATATTGATCAAGATCGCGCTAAGGTTCTTTTGGAAAAGTGGGCACCCGTGCTCGACTATACCTCTAAGAGCGTAGCCGCAATCGAAGACGAACATACCCGTCTTAACACCGCAATGCTTCTTGAAAACCAAGAAGCCTACTGCCTACGTGAAGCTAATACTTCCGGTGGTGCAGGAGTATTCGGTGGTAATAACGGTGCCACTGCTGCAAACTTCGGAAGTTCCGATAGTTATGCAACTGGCGATCAACGTCTACCAAAAATCTTGATTCCAATGATTCGCCGTACATTCCCTGAACTTATCACCAACGAAATCGTTGGCGTTCAGCCTATGTCTGGACCAGTTGGTCTAGCATTCGCTCTTCGTTATAAGTACAGCAATCAGTCCCTCGGTGGTAATTACCAAGACACCTCCACTTCTGGTGGTGCATGGGCACCCGCTCCCGGTACTCACAATCAGAGCACCGTGAACTACGCAGGTTCTGCTGCTGGCGCAGGTTATGGCAAATCACCTCAAGGTGATAACGAACTCGGATATCAACATCTCGATTCTCGTTACACTGGCGTTTCTTCTGCTTTCCTCTCCGGTAACTCCGAGTGGGCTTTCTCCGCACAAGATAGCGGTATTGCTGAAATTCTCCAGAATTTCGAAATCAATGCCAACATCCCAACAGTTGAAGTTAGCTTTGAAAAGACCGCAGTTGAAGCTGGTACACGCCGCCTTGGTGCTAAATGGTCTGTCGAACTAGAGCAAGATCTAAAGAACATGAACGGTATTGATATCGATTCTGAAATCACGAATGCTATGGCATACGAACTTCAGGCCGAAATCGACCGTGAAATGATTATCCGTATGATCCAAACCTCCCTCAACGGTGGTTATGGAAAAGGATATTCTGTATGGTCTCCCGCTTCTGCCGATGGCCGTTGGTTAGTTGAACGTAATCGTGACTTCTACCAGAGAGTAATTATCGAAGCAAACCGTATCGCAATTCGCAATCGTCGTGGACCTGCAAACTTCATTGTTGCAACTCCTCGCGTTTGTGCAATTTTCGAAATGCTTCCTGAATTCCAATGGGTTACCGTTCAAGGTAACGTAACCACTCAACAAGCTGGTGTAGCCAAGGTTGGTTCACTAGGTGGCCGTTTCCAAGTATACCGCGACACTCGTACTGAAGTTCAGAACAGTGCTGTATACGGCGATCAAGGTTATACTGGTCAAACCGCTGGTGTAGAATATGCCCTCCTCGGATATAAAGGTACTGAATTCTATGATTCTGGTATCATTTACTGCCCATACATCCCTGTTATGATTCAGCGCACAATTGGACCGAATGATTTCGCTCCTCGCGTTGGACTCTTGACAAGATATGGCGTAGTGGATAATATTTTTGGAGCCGCGCTCTATTACCACACGATCATCCTTAAAGGACTCGGTCAAGCGTTTACCCCCGGTAATCAATCAGTGTATTTCTAAACTTAACTGTTTAAAAATAAACAACTTACAAAACACCGCAGAGAAATCTGCGGTGTTTTTTTTGCATCCGAATAAATAAAATCCTTGCAATGCTAAATATTGATGATATATTTGGAATCAAATGAACATGGAAAAAAATAAAATCATAGAATTTTTGGAAAAGAATTACGGGGGATCTTATAGATTCGTAAAGGAAAAAATGTTTGTGAATACTTTTGGTGCTGATTTATACAACACAGTACTCGATCAAACCAAATTTTTGGAAGGGACAAAATATGCTTTTTCCGTAAGAGTTCGATCATTTATCGAAGATGTCACAGCTAATCCAACATGCGTAGTTTGCGGTGAAGAAACAATTTTTAATTCAAATAATGGGTGGCAAGCAACATGTAGCAGAACATGCCACATGAAATCTCCTGAAAGAATGGAAAAGTTGAAAAATACTAATTTGATTAAATACGGATCTACGAATTTTTTAGCTTCTAAAGAAGGAAAAGAAAAGCTCAGAAAAACTAATTTTGCAAAATATGGTGTTGAGAATTATGCAAAGTCTAAAGATTTTAAGGAAAGAATAAAATCTGGAGACATAAAACCAAGAACCAATCCAAAGTTGGTATCAGAAACATCACGGCACAAATATTATAAAAGTTTAGTTGATGGTGATGTTGTGGCTCCCCTGTTTCCATTCGAGGAATATGAAGGATTTTTAAATGCCTATAAAATGTATAGGTGGAAGTGCAAAAAGTGTAATTATGAATATGATGCTATTATAAAATACCATAAGCATTTGGAATGCAGAAAGTGCAAACCAATTGGAACTAAAATGGAAATTTTCATCAAACAATTTCTAGATCAGTATGATATTAATTTTATTTACCGAGACAGAAATATGCTGAATGGATATGAGATTGATATCTATATTCCAGAATATAAACTAGGAATAGAGATGCATGGATTGTATTGGCATACCGAAATTCACAAAGACAAAGAATTACATAAAACAAAAGCAGATTTAGCTAATAAAGCGGGAATTAATTTAATTCAAATTTTTGAGGATGAATTTAAGTTAAAAAACGAGATTGTGGTAAGCCGATTGAAAAATTTATTAAATC